ACGGAGGCCCGGATCTTCTGGGCTTCCATCTGGATCTCGGTAGCGGAGCGAATCGACTCCACTTCTTTGGAAGTATGGCCGATTTGATCCGTGATCCGGATGATCCGGTCGGCCCGCATGGAAATGGTGTTGGCCTCCTCAGCAATGTGCTGGGAGGCCGAACACCCTAGAACGCACGAACAGACGAGAATCAGTCCCGCTTGCCGGGGATCCACGAGGCAATCTTCCCAATGGGAACCAGGTGGCCGGCGACGTATCCAATGGCGAACGTGGCCACAGCGGCCCAGGTGCTGCCAATCAGCGACTCAATCGAAGCAAGAAACATGGGATCTCCTTTGTCCCCCCACGGTATGTGGGGGTCGGGACAGTATATCACCACTTGCCGAGTGGGCACTTCTCTTCGGGGATCTTTACCTTGAGCTTGACAAAGCACCCACAGATCTTGCACGACCTACCTGTCCACTCCGAACACCCTTGGCAAATTGAAAGTCGCTGTTGAGATTCTTCGGTCTCTGGAAGAGCCAGGGCTTTTACGGCTTTTCCAGCCCCCTTTGCCAACCAAGAAAGTGTTCGGGGTTCAGATTGGTTTTCCCCCTCGCGAGACTTTTCAATAAGTTCCTTTCGAGCATCCGTAAGGATTTGAATACGTGCGGACTGCAGCAAGTTCATCAAAGCCATAAAATGGGGGGTTGATGCCAAAGTTACTGGCATCTCGCTGATGTCAAGACGACCGCCCTTTTTAAGGTAGGTATCAACAAGGATTTGTCCGTGCTTGTTTACAACCCCAGCAATCGCGTGGTTTAGGTCTTCAACAAATGGAACAATGGTTTGTTCGAGTTCTTGATCCATTGGAATTAGGTACAAGTTAGGCTTGTTGATCCGGTATTGGACCCATTTGTGCTTGTTGGGCAAGTACCACTTACCTGTCCACGATACTTTTCTACGTAGCTCTTGGTTGTTGAAAAGCCCAATGTAAGTCGGCCAGCAAGTTGACGGATGATGTACGTCTTTTCCGTAAGAGTATCAGGATCGCAGTATCCGGGACTAGTAGTCGTAGTGGTGTTTGTTATCTCTTCAAAGTTGCCACCAGACGCACCACAGGCTGAACCACTGATGCGAAATGACTCATAACTGTCTGCTTCATTTCGACTTCCACAACCACCAACTGGTTTGCAATCTGTTCCAGAACAACTGCATCCAAATGTAGATGATGAATATCCACTCCAATTTGTTGCGCAGTCAGCAAAGCCACAAACTAGAACTCCGCCAGCCGTACTAATGCCACCCACAGAACTGCAATTAAAAATTGCGTCCTCACACGGAAAAAATGCTCCGGGCAAGCAGTTTGGCCCACTGTAAAGTTCGCAACCAGAGAAGTACTCAGTACCAGTAACAAAACTGACTACAAGGTCGCGACAGATGTTGCACTCACCTGCAGGTGGAGCGCCATCTGTAGGTCCAGTATTTCCACCATCTGTAGTAGCACAGCCAGAACAGTTAGCTCTCCAAGTTCCTTGCATTGTTTCACAGGAACACTGATCCACATCTGGAAGACTACCTGTGCCAAAACAACAACACCCCACCATGCTTGAATCACAGGGTCCACCACCACCAGTACCAGATCCATAGTCAGTGTCTACCGTGCAGCTACAACAAGAAGGGCTAATGGCAATTCTGCCCTTGTACATGACAACCCGGCCATTCTTCGTGAAGATCTGCATTAGCTACAGTCTGTAAACTGGATGCCTGCAAAGGGATTTCGACCGCCACCGCCAGCTATCCAAGATGGAATCAAGGTGCTGCTCATGAACTCGTCGCTCTCTCCACCGTAACCCGGGGTGTGGTCTGGCATCAGGCCATACATGGCATTCGCACTTCGGGGACCCGAACCTTCTGCGCCCTGTGTGAAGGGGGAGCGAACTGGATTGGTCATAGAACTAAACCCCCAACGACGAGTCTCAACCGGGTTAGACCCAAACGGGGTTGGCTGATACCACAGACTCATGGGTACCAACCAGGACTGTCCCGGGTGTCTTTGGCCCACCCCTTGCCAGTACGCATCTGCATGTTGGACAGGTTGTCGCCAATCGTCTTGATGGCTGACCGATACTGTAGCTGCAGCATCTGTGCGTGGGCAGCAGAGATCTTTCGCCACGCGCCAAGCTTGAGAGAGCAAGCGAGCGACACAGCTTCAACAAGTCCCTGAGACTGGGCTGGGCATACTTCATACAAATGTGCGCCAGCAGTTGGAGTCGAGAAAGGCCTCTTGAGCGTTGCCACACGAGTAGCTGGGTTGTACGACGCAATCACACGTTCTTCAAACACATCCCCATCCAGAATGCGCAGCACCTGGCCGGCATAGGCATTCTCCCGCTTGTCCAGCAGGCCCAAACTTGGAGAAGTCGAGAACGTGAACTCTGTCTTGCCAGCATTCAAACTTCCGGCGTTGGTCACCGTACTGTCGTGATAGTGGGGGGACATGTCGCCATTGGTGGTGTAACGAATAGTCCAAGTGGTATTTCCACTGAGGTTCTGGGGGAACGGACGGAAGCAGAGCATGTTCCCCTCAAGGGCCCAGTTTTGTCCCCCCACGCTCATTCGGTGGCGTGGGTACAAGTCGGAAGTGGGGACACCATCACTAGTCTGCGTACCATTGGTGCCAGTGAACTGAACGATCTCGTGGACCTCACCAACACATGGGGGGATGACGTAGCACTCTTGGTCATTTGCAAGAGTGACATCAAAGGAGAGCATCACCGGGTTGTCGGCGTTGAGGGAGCAGCGAGACCACACATCCACAAGGGATGGCATCACCACATGCTGGACAAGGAACTGGTCCGTGTACTTGGCGTCAAAGTCCGCGTCGTCGAGGTAACCTCGCACGCGTTCAATGACTGTTTTCAAGAACGAACGAGTAGAGTCCATAGCTTACGGGGTAGTTGGCTGAGTGTTCTGACCCAAGGAAAGTTCCTTGAGGTAATCCAGAAGATTCCTCTTCTGGGTGGTTGAGCTCCAAAGTCCACTAGCATCCCGGGTTCTAGTTGTAAAGGGAATGGAAGTGCCGGCGGCCACCCTTTGGAAATTTGGATCGGCCAAGTCGCGCTTTTGACCCTTCCACTCGGCATACCCATCAGCAAGCATTGTGGGGCGCATCCACTGTTCCTGCTGCTCCTTGGTAGCAGCGACCTTGCCAGGGTGAAAAGACATTGGGCCGTATACTGCACGGCCACCACCAGCCATGCCACCACCCATGGCTGAACCCATACCACCACTCATACCCATATTGGATCCGGAACCACCAGCGCCATACTGAGAGAAGAGACCAGACATGTAGGAAAGAGGACTGGGCGCACCGCCACCCGTGTTACCTCCACCTGTGTTGCTGCCACCCGTGGAGGTGGGAGTGAGAGATGAAAGAGATCCCATTGGGTTGTACCCACTGCTCATACCGGATCCACCCCCACCACCCATCATGTTCCGCATGGAGTTCATGGCGTAACTTGCTTGACGGTAGTCAGGAGTTCCTGCTGCCAGTGTGGAGTAGCCACCATACTGGTTAGGCACATACATCATGTTGCCAGCACTGGGGGAGTTTGCAGACCAGTTGCTGCCGTATGCGGATCCAAAGTAGCCCATGGAAGGTCCTTTCGTTAGCCGTGTGTGATGATACGGCCACGAGCCATGTTTACCAAGTCCTCCTTCATGGCTGCCAGTTCTTCGCCACCCTCTAGGGTGCCTGTAAATGGAGACTGGCCACACTCCATCGCTTGGGCCTCGCGGTCCAAGCCCTTTCGACGTAGATGTTGGGCAGTGTACTTACGTTCCTCCAAGGCCTCATCTCGCATTCGCTGTCGGTTCTCAGCAGTACGTCGTAACTTCTTTTTGATGGAAGCAACTGCCTCATCACACAGAATAATACGGCTGTCAAGAAACTCCCGACTGGGTCGATTGCCATAGGCGTACGATTCCAGTTCCTGTGCAACCCGACCACGAATCAGCCAGTCGCACAGCACGATGTTGTCGGATTCAAGGTGGTGGTACTCAAACAGGGTAGGCCGCTTGTAGTGCCGGCGGGCCCATAGGATGAAGTCCCCATCCGCCATGATGCGGTGCCGGGATGCGTCGATGACCAAGCCCTCGTGATGGGCTTCGGCCACCGGGTCATAGATCATTTCGATGTCAAGCGGTGCGGTCTCTGGTTCGTCCATCACTTGCTCCTGGCCATCTTCTTGAACGTCTTGGCCAGATTATAGCGACGGCTACCCGCCTTGCAGGTAGGACCACCAAACTTGGAGCCAGTGCAGACTCCCTCGGTACCACGACGCTTGATGCTCTCAGCAACCTTCTGAATCCACTTACCATTCTTCTTAGCCACGGGACAGTCCTCCAATGGACTTGAGGGGGTTCTTTCGCACGGGTGAAACCTTGCGGCCAAACGCACCTTGCATTCCAACACGAGACTTCTCAGCCTTCTTGGAAGCCAGCTGGGAGCTGCTCATCTCACCTCGCGTGACGGGGGTCTTGCTGCTTACACGCTTGGAAGGCCGGCAGTACTCATTGCTACCGCCCGCTCCACAGGCCTTGCCAGTGCGGGTGTCTACCCACTTCTCGGCAGTCCAGCGCTTCAGGTTGGCACCAGCCTGCGTCTTGCGGACGTTGCCGCTGGCCTTACGGCACTTGGCGGTGGCCTGAGCCGCACGGGCTGACCACTTCCCGTAGGACGCCATCACCTTGTTGTAACAGGCGTCCTTCGGCATCCTTAGTACTTTGACTTGTAGTTAGCAAGATCTACACCACCACGAGCTTCACGAAGTCTATTAATCAACTTCAATGTATCTCTTAAGGTCATTTTCCCCATAACGTCACGAAGCTTGGCTTTGAGTTTTTCAGAACCAATGGATTCTCCCGAAAACGGATCTTCTTTTGGAATACCACGTTTTGGAAACATGGCCTTTTCAATTTCCATACTGCTTGGAACCCGAAAACTATTTTTTCTTTTTCTTGGCATGTCAGCACTTCCAAGCTCTGCGCGCCTTGCGAAGGCGGCTATTGGGGTCCTTTGCAGCCTTCGGCCACATTTTCATCTGGCCCGCAGATCGGGCACAGAACGAGTCGCGACGAGATCCACCCTCGGGCTGCGGTCGCTTCAAGTTGCCACCCGTAGCCTTGTTGTAGGCACGGCGACCAAGTTCACTAAGTCCCCCCATGGGGTTCTTGTGCTTGGCCTTGAACTCGAACTTGGGCTTGCTGCTGGCCATCACTCACCTGGATACTTGCGCTTGCCGAGCATGTCCAGATCCTCTGGTTTCATGGTCTTAAGAGCGTTCGTGATTGCGTCACGTGTCTTGCGTGGAACCCTCTTGAGCATGGCGATGATTGAAGCAGCATTACCAGCGGGCGCAGCGGGCTTCTTCGGCATCTTGGTCTTGGCCATCTTGTCGTAGTTGGGCTTGTTGAAGTTGTCCATGGTCAGTCCAGTTTACGTCGCCATCCCATCTGGTAAAGAGCCCGGGCTATGGAGAGCGCAGTGGCATCCACAGCAGGCTCGTCCAGCTCAGGGCGGGCTGCGTGTAGCACCTCGTGGATCACAGTTTCGAGCAGGTTGCGTTCGCCAAGGGATCGACGGACCTCAATGAGGGGGTGGCGACCTGGCTTGTCCTTGTCCCAGCAACGGCCCCAATCGGTACCCATGTTGCGGGGCGGAGACAGGGAGACGCGCCAGGTGCGGCCGTTAATCTTGACCCGGTAGATCAATCGTCCTTGCGAATCAAGCGTGCGTCCCATTGGCGTCCTCGATTCCTGTGGGAGGGGTCACGAACCAGATCGACTACGGCAATGGCAGCACCCCACTGGGAGGTGTCGCGGCGGTTCATCCACGAAGGCGACAAGGGCCCGCACGTGCCGGCGTTCATGTACCAGTACGGGAGGGGGATGGCCCGGGTGCGGTGGCACTGAGTGGGGGGAATAGGCCGGTGGGTATGGCCACGGATGAACAGGCGGTGGGCTGCGCCACCCGTGAGGTTCATGAACTGCAGGGCCTCCAGCTCGTCGGAGGACTGGCCACAGTCAAAGCCATGGGTCAGGACCACGGGGCCGATCTCGAGGCAACCCTTCTTGTCCTTGCGATACGGGGTCCAATGCCAGTGCTTGGCCTCAGAAGCGAAGGGCTCCGTACGGATGAAGTCGGTCACGTCACGCAGGGCCTTGGGGATGCGACGGGGGTCCTGGGATTTCAGATTATCGTCGTGGTTCCCCATGATGGCGTGGAAATGGACACGTGGGGGGAGCACCTCACGCAGGGATGCGAGGAAGGCGGCAGCGTGCCGGTACTCGTCAAGAAGGGTGTGTTCGTGCTCGTCCGGGTGGACGGAGGCGGCTGAGGCCTCGAAGATGTCTCCGAGGTGCACAAAGTGCGTAACCCCATCCAGAGCGGATAGGGTCTCAAGCAGCCAGTGATGGACGTCGGGGGGAGTGAATGGGGAGTGAGTACAGCTGATAGCAGCTATGCGGGTAGGCATCTAGTCTCCTGCTAAGCCTCCGCGCCCGCGGGGGGTGGACCGAAGTCCACCCCCCATCGAGACGCAAGGGGCACCGCGGCCCCTTCAGGAGGATCACATCCAGACGCGATCCGTGGTCACACCCTCGAGCTTCAGGCCCGTGGGCTGATCCGGCACAAGCTGCATACGCAGCATGCCCGGCATCTGCATGACCTCGGTCAGCTGGCCAGTGGACGACAGCAGCGGCCACTTCGTCGACGAGGTGCCGGTCAGAGCCGGGACCACGAAGTTGAAGGGGACAAAGTTGTCGGCCTCGCTGAACTTCTGCACGCCCTTCGGATCCGGCGGCACGTAGCGCTTCCAGTTGTTGCCACCCTTCTTCAGACCGTACACAACGCCATCCTCGATGTAGGTCGAGGTGTAGCCGTTGTAGGTGCGGCCTTCAAAGGTGAACTTGAAGCCCTGCTCCGAACCCTCACTATTGAGCGACGAGAGCTTGCCACTGCGCTCCAGCGTGTACTGGCCGATCTTCTGGGCCTCGTAGGCCAGCCACACGCCATCGCTGGCGATGAGGCAGTCGATCGACTGACCGTACTTGTTCTTCGCAGCGTGGAAGCGACGGACGTACTGGCGAAGCTTGTGCTCCGTAAGTGCACCGACGTTCTGAACGCGGAAGGACTTGAACTCCGGGTGAGCAGTAACGTCGATTTCGTCACCAGTCACACGCTCCGAACCCAGCAGGAAGTTGTCATCAGTACCACTACCAAACTTCATCCAGCTGTTGATGCCAGCGATACCGGTGAAGGAGCTGCCACCCTGGACCTTCTGGTTTGCAGGGACCACAACGACGTTGTTAGCCGCACTCGTCGTGAAGCTGGAAGCCGTGTTACCAATGGCGCTGCCATCCGCACGGAAGCGGTTGTCAATGAACAGGGTCACAGTTCCGGTCAGCTCGTCAACCTTGCTGACGGTAACAGGCACTCGGGCACCAGTGGACGTATCACGATTCAGGCGATCCGTGGTACCGTTCGCTGGCACGCCAGCCGTACCGGTATACAGATCCACGCGCTGACCCACGTAGAACCGATCAACCGCAAGGTTGCTCGGAATGAACGGCAGAGTGCCCGTCGAGTTGGCGGTCACCTGAGTCCAGTTGTAAGTGCCTGCGTTGAACGAACCCAGGGCGTAACCGTTGTTCTGGCTGACATACCAGTAGTTACACAGGGTCTGCGACAGGTTCTGCGCGAAGCCCTTGAGCTTCGGAGCAATCACGTCGCCGATGAAGGCCGGAGTGGCCTCCGCCTGCATCTCGCCCATCGTGACGGCCAGGTTGGTCACCATCGCCCGCATGTCAATGCCAAGGCGGTAGGTGTTGATCGAAGCGCCTTCCAGCGCGTTCGGCCAAGTCTCAACCTGACGATTCCGATACAGCTTGGAGTCGTTGGTAGCCGAACCGAGAAGCGCCGTCTGGTCGCCGTACAGCACAAAGTCGTTGTACTGGGCAGCGTTGTCGATCACGCCGGTCAGACCGCCGCGATAGAGCTTCAGAATGCGCATGTTCTTACCGAGCGCACTAGCAGGGCCAACGCCCTGAGAAGTAACGATAGTGTCACGCCAAGCGGCGTCGAGCGTCGGCAGAATGGTGTCGACGTTCTTGTTGATGACCTCCTCGATCTGCTTGCTGTGCCGATCGAAAAGACTGTTGGTAACTGCAGGCATGGTTTCAGTTCCTTGTAAAGAAGTGTTCAGGCACGAGTGTCACTACCGCTATCAAGACCAGCTGCCAGTCGGCTCAGAGCGTCCTTGTTGTACGCATCCAGGGCAGACTCAACATCACCGGTACTAAGCCCGGGCTTCCAACGCGGAGCCGGGACGGCAGGACGGTTAAACATTGAACCCGCACCGCTGTCTGTTTCCGGGGCCCGACCAAGACGGTTCGGGTCGCCGATTACCGAGCGATACTTCGCCAGGACCTGTTCAGTGGCCTTGGCTGACTCTTCGGAAATCCACGCTTCTTCGAAAACCCCTGCTGCCGTTCGCCGAGTTCGGAGGTTATCCAGCGTCTGCTGGCGAATGTCCCTCTCGATCGCGGCTCGAGCACCAGAAAGGGCTTCCTTTCCGTTGATCTCTTCGAGCTTACCCAGCATTGTACGGGCTCCCTGGTTCAACTCAAGCCCCATCATGACCTGAGTGGTCAGCTTGTTGTTGAGCTGCTCAGCCTTCATGCGCTGCAGCTCTTCCTGGGCCCGCTGTGCTTCCTGCTGGGCACGGAGGATGGCATTAGCCACCTCCTCTGCACTCGTGTCGTCGTCATCGCCCCCCACGTTGTTGTCCGTCTCGTCCGAAACCATGTCGTTGTTTCCTTGGTTTGAGTTCATCCAATCCTGAACGTACTGATCCACCTCGTCGCCGCGGTAGCCCATGTCAACGAGGAGCTGGCGCGCGGCCTGCTCCTTCACCGTGGGGTCCACGTCCGGTCGCATGACCTTAGTAGTCGCGTCGCGAAAAGCGACCAGCTTGTCGTAGTCCTGCTTCAGGTACTCAAGGTTGGCCTTGGCCTGCAGCAGTTCGGAAACCGGGATTTCCTGGCCGCCGGCTCGGACCTTGGCGTCCATATCCACAACATTGCCGGCCGTGTCCTGAGTCTCCTGCACTTCTTCGTTTGGCGTCATCTCATCAGCCATTTGGCATCATTCCTTGCATCATGGGCATGGGGGGTTGCTGCTGAATCTGCATGCCCATGGCGGCAGCTTCCTCAGGTGTCGGGACTTGCTGCGGGAGCGTCTGGCCCATGAACCGCAGCATCGTGTCCCTGAACTTCTTGAACTCCTCTTGAACTTCAGCCGAAGCCGCGCTCAAGGTTGGACTAGTCATAAAGGCACCCAGTACCCGCAACTGCAGATCTGGACGAACCATGTGGGGGGCCAACATGACCTGGCCCGGGTCCTGACCGTTTCCGAAGAGCAGAAGGATGTTCTGCACAATGGTTTCGTATGCGCCCTTCTCTTCGTCAATCCACAAGGCGAAGTCGAGTCCTTCACGAAGGGAGAACAACTTCAAACCAATCGGGTCAGTCAGTCCGGCTCTGAGCAGACCCATGGCCTCTTCCTTGCGGGCAACTTCGCTGCGCGGATTGATCTGTCGCACCGTGAAGGTGAGGTGACCAACCGTGGGCAGCGGGTTCTGGTCAAAGGTGACAACCGACTTGTCAAGATCCAGAACGGCACCAGCCAGATCCAACGTGATGTTGTTGACCGGAATCGTACGTGGAGACTTGACGATCTCACCAACTGCCTTGGCTGTGACTGCTCGATACATGTTGCCAAAAGCGCGCTGGATGCTAATAGACGGGTTCGTCATGGCCCGCGTGATCTGCTCGTCGAGGAACTGCAGACCAGTGGCACTTTCGACTCGACCCTTCTCCTGGATCAAGTCCTGGATGGGGGCGATCTGCTGCATCACAGTCCGAGCAAACTGGGCCACCTTGCCGGGTGCATCTCCCGCGTTGTAGGGCTGGACCACAAAGGGCTTGAAGTTTTCGTTCAGCGGATCAGGCGTGTAACTCATCACGCGCAGGCCACGACCCACATCCTTGAGCAGGGTGCGCTCATTCATTGAGCCCTGCGGCAGAACCATCACGCCGTAGCGATCCATGTCACGGATGTTGTTGAACAGGCTCTTCATCATGCGTTCGGCCTCGCGGGAGATGCCGAAGAGCATGTCAAAGAGACCCGCGCCGTAGAAGGTGCCGGTATCGCAAAAACGGGCCCAGCCGATGGGGCAGTACACCACCGAGTCGGTGTACTCTTCATCCACAAGGATGGCATCACCGCTGGCCACTACGTATCGGACGCAGGTGTCGCGGGGTCCGTTGATCCACAGCTCGCGGATACGAACCACATCAGTGGAGCTGCCGCCACCAGAATTATAGCCGGTAGTCACAGCACTGTTGTCGAAGGGGTTGCGCAACGTGGAGCCTGGCTCGTCGAGTCCGACATCGGTGTGGACGTCACCATGATCCACACGCCACCACTCCATCTTGTCCTTCTTGGTCTTGGAGATGGTGCCAAACTTGGCCTCAAGCATGTCAAACGGAACCACGCGCTGTCGGATCATGCCGCTCTGCTTGGTGTGGTCCTGGTGCAGGGCGGGGAATGGGAACAGTTCGCGGGGGTGCACCACTTCCAGGTCGGCGGTAAGACCGACAGTGGGCACATCGACGATGTGTCCGGTAATGCCGCAGCAGCCAAGAGTCACGAAGATGTGGGCAAAGTCGCTGACGACTTGGGACAGCTGGTGCTCAGAGACCAGCGAGTCAGCAATGATCTGGGCGCTGGAACGCTCACGGATCATGCGCAGGCTGGTGCCCTGACGGATGACCTTGGGCCGCAGATCCATGGAGGCGATGCGCGCCACGGTGCGGTCAATCATGGAGAGGAGGTCCTGCGACTGGAACTCCATGTTGCCTTCCTTATCCATGTACTGTGGCGTAAGCCGGCCAGTCAGTGGGTCGAAGACGTCAAAGCGTCGAGCGCCATTGAGATAGTGCCACGCAAGCAGCCAGATGGAACGGCGATAGTTGTACCGCAGTCGCTCTCGGTCGGTGTGCATCCGAAGGAGCTTTGCGATGTCTTCAGGCTTCTTCGGCAGGCTTAGCGGAATCTGTGGCACGGGTCTTCTTCTTTCTCAGTTCAGCTGCGAGTCCCTGGGGTTTCCAGGTAGTTGGGATCTCTTCCTCATCCAGAACAAAGTCTCCAGTGAACTTCGGCTGGGGGGACTCACTCGCAATAGGGCGAGTTACCGGAAAGTCTCCAGATACCCGTCCGTAGTATGCACGAGCCATGGCCTCGTACAGGAAGTAAGGGATGGTCACGTAACTGCCATCAGACTCGGGTTTCGCCATCGTTCAAGTGCTCCTCTGGCTTCAGGATGTCAAATACATCTTCGACGTGAATCTTGTTCCAGTCAACCATTGCAAGGGTGGGAACTCCCATGGTCTGGAGCTCACCTGCCTTCAGGCGGTCCAGGGGTGAAAGTCCCCCCACGGGTTCGATTCCTCGCTTGGGGAGGCGGAACTTGAGGATCATGGAGGACATGGCCACTGCGTCGATGTGGTCGTCGTGGGCCAGGCCGCCGTCACGGGCCTCGGGGTTGAACTGCTCGATCTGGTCGAAGAGTTCCCGCCAAGGCTTGTCCATCCGTTTCCACATGGGGAGCTTCAGGAGCTTGTGCTCGAAGCGGAACAGGAGACCGGAGATCTTCGATTCCTTCTTCAGCATGCCTACCCGAAGAGGCATGATTTTGGGGATGTGTGAAGACCCCATCATGTCCGTAGCCCGTTGGCGGACCAGGGTTTCCAGCTGCTGGTAGAGGTTGACGGACTCGCGGACCACCTCGGGGTGGATGGTGGGGACCTTCCACTTGTCGGCCAGCCGGAAGACGTTTCGGATCAGCTGGTCCTCGGGTGCTTGGCCAGCCCACATATCGAGGACGAAAAGACAGTTGTCACTGGTAACGGCCATCACGGCTGCTACCTTATAGTCCGAGTCAGGACCATGAGTATACGACGTGTCGACAGCCATAAAGGTGAAAGCGTTGAGGAGGAAATCCCGGATGGGGACCACCTTGACACCGGTTTTCTCCCCCCACGCGATCTTTGTATTGGAGGTCACTGGGTCCGTGTCGAAGGACGGATCCGGATCCTCAATCCACCACCCGTGATCTTCACGGATGAGGGGCGGGAAGAAGTTCTCGCCGCTCTCACCGGGCCGTCCGCGATACTCCGCCAGATAGACACTATTGCCGATTCGTTCCTTGATTTCCTCAAGGGAAAGACGGTTCGAAAGATCTGGTCGCGCAAGTTTGTCTGCACGGCTGAGGGGCCACATCTCGGGCCAGCAGGAGTGAAGCTTTCCGTCTTTTTCGTACTCCGAGTCAAGAAGCATTCGGGACCAGAACTCAAAGCGGGGATCCCGGGCTCGGGGTCCTGAAGGAGTTTGCTCGGTCTGCATGGCGTGCCATGCGTAGTGACGACGAGACACGAAAGTGGCCAGCCACCGCACCGAAGTGTCGGGGCGCGTGAGCATGGGCATCACGATCTTGAACAGCAGGTTCTCCACGTAGTCGCGGAGGATGGCCATCGACGTGGAGGCCTTGGGGTCGTATTCGGGATCGTCCAAGATGTAGCAACGGGGTCGACCACCACGCTGCTTGGATGATGCGGAGATGGCGCGGAGCCATGAGCCGTTCTTCAGGTACATCATTTCAAGGCCGAAAGAAGCTTCTCCTCGGCGGGGGACGATTCGGCCATCTGGAAAGTCAGGAGAAAAGTCGTCGAAGATTCTCGAGTTGTCCGTGAATTGCGTCTTGATGATCTGGCTGGTTTGCTGCGCGTTGTCGTGCGAGCTCGTAGCGTAGATAAAGGAGAAGGCCGGGCGGGTCAGCATCTGCAGGATGATGGACTTGCGGATGCAGTTGCTCTTCGCGTACCCGCGCGGTGCGACCGCGATGCTGCTTCTGGAAGTAGCCCATTCCTTGTAGATAGAGATATGGCCCTTGGGTGTCGCGACTGGGTTGTCGTCGAAGAATAGGGGATTGAAGTCCGCGTCTGGGTCCGGCCACAGGTACCACGCCTCGAAGAATCGCATCGACGAGATGAAGTCGATAGCCCGCTGCTTCAAGTCGGTGGATGGGAGGAGCCACTGGCGGCATGCGTTTAGCCTAGCCAGCCGTTGGCCCTCCTGCGAGAGCGTGTCGTAATCCGCGGGAAGCGGATAGAGCGGGTTCTCAGGCGCTGTTGCTATTCGCTTGATTTGCATTGACAAGCTTGCCGGTCATGTACAACTGCATGGTCACCATACGACAAAGGGCCATTCCAACAAGACGAGGGTCCTTAGCCACAAGCGAGTGCGTAACATAAAGGCGCAGAAGCGGAAGCCACTCAGGAAACAACTCACCTGAGTCATTCAAGATCGTCTTCTTCAGGATCATCCCCAGGATCTCGGGACTCGCCACCGAGATCGTCGGATCCGTGATCGCGATGTCGTACAGAATCTGGCCGCCCGCCCGCGCCATCTGCATCTCGTCCATCGCCTGGATCTGGACTGCTGCTGCCACCACCAGCGGATCCTCCGGCGTGGGGGGAGGCGTCGGTTGCGGCTGGGAGATAGGTGCTGGCGAACTCCGGACGGTCTTGGCTGACGATTGCATTGATTGGGTCCTGGTTGATGCGGGCTACAAGCTTGCTGGTCTCGAATGAAACCTTGACCTTGCGACCCTCGTGCGTCTCGATTGCCTCGGCGCTCTGCCGTTGGATCAGGCCCGATGCCTGGGCAACCTCCCTGAGTACGTGGCGCAGTCTAGCATGAGCACGCAAAGATACGTTGGGGTCCGTGTCACGAAAGTGACGAATCAGGGTTTCCATCTCTTCGTGGACGTCAAAGCCGGACGCCTTGAGTGCTCCCCCCACGCTGTCAGAAGCGAAGAAGGAGGTGAGGGCGTCGGGCTGTGGCTGCTTGGGATCAGGCAGTGCTGGGGGCATTTACTGGGTTAGTCCATACCGATCAAGGAGGGTACGACCTTCTTCTCGTCGTCCCTTCTTTCGACCGAGTCTACGTGCCAACTTGCGAAGAACTTCCATATCTTCGGCACTCAATTCGGTGGGTCGAGAGAGGGGTGTAGCCCTGCCGGCATAGGGACGAGGCTCAGAAGCTGAGATCCCAGACGTAACAGGCTGGGCCTTGGGCGGACCCTTTACCGTGGGAAGTCTCGGCGACTTCCCAGTAATGTACGTGACGTCTGAAGACTCACCAGTACTTTCAAAGTATTTGCGCAACAGACTCTTTAAATCTGCACCCGTCTCTTCACGGCGACGAGTTTGTGCAGCTCGGCGCATGGTTGGACTACTGGGATTCTCCAACTCCTGAAGCGCCGCCGCAACGCGAGCCATCTTGGATTGGGCAGTCTTCTGCTGCTCACGCTTGGTGGCTGCAGCGCCACGTCGCTCAGCACCTGCAATGATTTGTTCCGCTGATCGACTACCACGGAGATTGGGTGGGACCTTGATCTCAACACCAAGACCCTGTGGAGCAGTGCCCTCCAGTTGTGGGAACACCTCAGCCAGAACTGCAAGGGCAGTTGCTCGACGCTCCTGCTGAGACTTGCCAGCCAAAGCCTGATTCAAGTCAAGCTGGCCTGCCGTCATGCGGCGAACCGAAGGAGCCACGTCGCCAAGTTCGGAACGAACGGCAGCTTCTGATCGACCGCCCTTCATTCGGGTGGCTTCAGCGCTACGAGCACGCTCCATGATGAGTTCATCAATTTGCGGGTCGACAGTCTTGGCAATCCGCATGAAAGTGGACGGAGACATGCCGCCTTCCTGATACTTGTCCATCAAGGAAAGCAGCTTCTCGTAAAGTGAAGCAGAGCTTTCACCAGACTTGGTCTTTGCCTTCAGGATCCGCTTGACGTCATCCTCAGCCTGGGTACGAAGCTTGGTTCCAGCTTCCTTTTCGGTAGCTGCAATGATTCCCTGTTCGCTGCCCTTTCGCGCAAACGCACCAGGCATCATGCTCTTGGTAGTGGGTGCATTGAATGGGCGCTTCCCCCCACGATAGGAACTAGTCTCATAACCCAAATTGATGAGCTCGTCTGGCGTAGCCCCAGCTTCAATACGAGCAGAGATAACTGCATCATTAATCTCTCTAATCGCATCTGACATGTCTTTGCTGGTAGCCACACCAATACGGGCATCTCTCAATGATGCTTCGCTGGTACTAGCCAATACGGCCTTGCCACCCTTGCCTCGGAGGTTGGGAATTACATAACGGGTGTAACGCTCGAACTTACCCTTTTCTCCGGGCACGCTTTCGGCACCAATCTTGTACGACTCCACCTTGCCCAGAACACCATTCAGGAACTTCTGAATTTCGGCCTCGTCCACGCCCTGAGAGCGCATGAACTTTTCGTAGTCGGTAACAACACGACGAAGCTTGTTCATCTGCGCTCTAGTTGCAAGCCTGGGACCACGACCAGGAGCACCAGCACGGATAATGTCGGCCTCTTCGGCCGCCTTACGACGCGCAAAACTTCCTCGATCCTTGGGGGCAACGTCTTCTTCAAGGGTGGTACGGAACGCGCGGCGATCCTGAGCTCGCTGCTCATCCTGCTCGCTAATACGCTCGTAGTTGCTAGGCTTCCGGCCACCTGCTCGATCAATCAACACATCCTTGGCAGTGGGATCAGATTGGATGAACTTGATCTGCTTTTCAACTTCCTGAACCTTGAATGCCGACTCAAGCAAATCAGGATTCTTGGCAGCCGCAGCCTTGTAGTAGGCGACAACCTTGTCAATGGGCTCCGGCTTTGACGAGCCAGGGTAGCTGAAGAGCATTCGGCCTTCATCAACAACCAGGTCTACATCATTGGGTAGGTCGTACGAGAACTCTCGCTTGGGGGTACGAAGATCAGCAGTTTTGCCAATGGTGGGTCCACCCTGTCGAACTCGGCCGTACTCGTCCCGGTTTGACATGGACTCTTCGTACGTCTCGGCAAGTGTTGCTCCAACGCGTTGACGGCCGGCAGGAGTTGCGGTACCTGGAGTTACTCGGCTTCGAGTGCGTTCCACAAGGGTATTGCCCATGCGGTTCGTATCGAGCTCCATGATCTTGGAGTCCTTGGGATACCGGCCCTCACTCCTCATGCGTCTAAGTAGCTGGCGAAGCACGGCCTGTCGGATATTTCTATCAAACACCTCCGTCTTCACAACCGGGTCAAACTGCTCGCCAGACGGCCGAGTCTTTGGCGACTGGAAGAAACCAGTGATCTCTGGGTTGGCAACCACCAGGCGTTGAATCTCTGCAATATCCGCTGCCTTGAGTGCAATAGGGAACTGCTTGCCATCGGGAGTTACCACCACAAACTGTCGGCCAGTCATAGCTCGCAGCGGCTCAGAGATTTCCTTCTCAAGCTGCTCTCGAGTCTTGGGATTTATTGGTGGATAACGACGACCCTGCTCAGTCTCGACCGGCTTCGTGCCAATAGCTGGGGTGGTCCCCCCACGGGTTTGGGAGCTTTCGGCAGCCTTCAGCTTGCGACGAAGGGCCGCAACCGGCTTGGCTGCCTCAAGATTGCTTGCAAGAGTGGCTACACGCTTGGCAAGTTCGGGGTCTTCAAACTGACCCTCGCGCACCATGGCGCGAGCAATTTGAGCAATCTTCTCGTTGGCTAGAGTGAGGCCACCCTGCTTCAGCTGCTTCTCGTTTGTGGCCTTGTTAAGCCACTTCACGAGACCGCGCCTGCTAAGTTTCTTGCCGCCGACCAGGCTGAATCCGTAGGTCAGCATTGCCTTTTCCAACGCCTCCAACGCCTCCATGTTATCCGACAGAGTCGGTGGCGTAGTAGGCGCAGGCTGACGGGCCTGGGTGGTTGGACTGGCAACTTTTCTTGTGCGATGTGGGCTAGCCATTCTTGATCTGCTGTTGGGTGTCCTTAAGGCGGGCGACCACTTCGCCCGCAGCAGATCTTAGTGTGCCGGGTTTGACTATGCCAAACATCTTTCGTCCCTGCTCAAGCATGGAGACAGTGTCGTCCAGGTTGTCGATGATCTCCTGTGGCGGCAGGGTGTTGCGGGTGCCGGGACGGTGCTGGGAACCGGGCAGGGAGAAGTCGGGTGCTCCGGGGCGGGTGATGGTGCGCATCGCCAGCATGAAGGCGATGAGATCCACGAGCACGCGGTCCTTGCGTGCGTGGATGAGGGGGACGTTCAGTTGGCGGCAGAGCCGGCGGAAGGATCGGCGATTGAGGCCGAGAGCGGATAGCTCACGGATGAGGTAGTCCTCACCGACGAGGCGCATCCCCCCACCGAAGGAGATGTACATCAGGTTGGCAGTTGCCACGTGGGTTTAGCCCTCGTTGTACATCATCTGCTCATACTGCTCGCGGGTGATTTCACCGTTAG